AGGTTAAGTGGAACGAGGGTGGTCGCGTACTTGGTGTCACCGGAGATGATCCACTATCCGAGGCAATGACCGGAACGTTAGGGCAGTTTCGTACTACACAAGATCGTAATCCACGGACCGTAGCACGGGAAAAAAGTACGTTAGCTGATGTAAACGACGATGGTTACATTGATATCCTAGATGCCTATGAGTTCTTGCGTCCGTCTTACCCAACCGAGATTGCTGGGGCATTAAAGCAAGCTGGCAGTAACATCAGTCAGGGTGACATTGCAAAAGGCATGGCGATGGCTGGATTGGGTACATTGATGGCTGCGGATTACATTCCGGGGGCGAAGTTTGCTACGAGTACGATAGGTAGACCGATCAAGAGTTTCTTACAGGAAATTGGACAGAAGCTACCTGACTCTTCTGTGTTAGAAGCTGCGAGTTACAAGGGCCGACTTGATGACACACTTGGTGGCATGGAGCAGAAAACCCTGACTCCTGATCAGGTAGAGGCAGCGCTTAAAGATAAAGTCGGACAAACTGAGAAGCGGTTTATTCAACCGGAACTGGAAGACGCAAGGTATCAAGCCAAGCTACAGGAGATGGCTGGCGAAAAACCAAACCAAACTGTCACGACAGAGTACCTACAGAAAGCGTTGCGGAGACGAATGCCGAAGTCGGGTGCGATCCGAGAAGAACTATTAAAATTCGATGACACGGGTGTTGTTCCAGAGTATGCGTTAACCATGAGAAGACCGGAGGAGATTTCCCCCGGTTATGATCCTAAAGCCTCGGATGAGTATCAAGAGTTACTCGTAGGACTAACTCCGGAGATGGCAGTCCAATATCAAAAAGAAAATTTACGCAAACAAGGTGGCAATTATTTTAACTTGCCGAATCCACACTACGATGGGTATGAGAACACAATATTCCATATACGGAGTGATAGATTTCAAGACAAGGCTATTCCGGGCCAGAAAGGAATGGAAAAGCCGAAGAACGTGACGTTTGCGGAAGAGATGCAATCGGACACGGCAATAATGAAAGCTAAACATGGCGAGTTTGATGTCAACACTGAAATAGATTTGAATACGCCCAGACTAAATGCAGACAAAAGAAATTTAGAAATAATTATAAACGATGAGATTGTCCGTAATCCTCAAAGCAAACGCACTTACGAGATTATATCGGGTGCGGAGCTTGGAGATAGACAGGCGGTACAGGATGCGATCTACGAAAACATACAACGTGCCTTCCGTGAACTAGATAACGAAAAACTAACTCTTGGTAACAAACTCAAACTACAAGAAAAACTACAGGACGAAATAGAAGAGATTACAGAGGATATTAATCTCGCAAAGTTATTTATTCCGGAATACAAAATGAAGGGGGATTTTTATGCCCTCAAAGATGCCGAGAACAAAGTTGCAGAATTGTTTTATGAGCGTGATCGGTTAGAAATAAAACAAAGATTTTTAAATCGAATAGTTACGCCGCCGGGTGTGCCTAAAGGTTTTCCATTTTTGAAAGAGTGGCCTAAGTTAGCAATGCAACGATTAATCAATGAGGGTGTTGATAATGCTGACGATGCAATTGGGTGGGTCAGTGGTACGCAATCGGCAGATATGCGTGAAAGTAGACGGTACATAGAGTCTTTCGATTATAATCCAACCGAGGGTTATTTTAGTTACTATGACCCAGTAAGAAAGCAAGAGTTTACGGATGAGGTGTCGGTACTTGGACATCGTAATCGAGAACTCATAAGGGATCGATATGGAGACGAAATAGAACAAATAATTTTTGGAGACACGGATGGAAACGAACAAGTCGGGCGTGCATTTAGTAAGGATATTGCCGTTGATTTGATAGAGGATGGGAAAAATACAGCCGATGGTCCGAGACAGTTATACGACAAAGTGATGGTCAAGGAAGCCAAGAAGATCGGCAAGAAGTATGGCGTAGAACCATACCAGACACCAAATGGTGATTGGCGAATGGACATTACGGACAAAATGCGTGAAGACTTTCTAACCGATGTAACCTATGCCGAGGGTGGTTCAGTCGAGCTTGACTTGGGCATGGACGAAAGAGATTTCCAAAGAGAGATAACTAAACAGAGATCGAGCATTGCCGATTTAAATAATGACGGTGTGGTCAATTACATTGATCTGATTGAAGCCATCCGTCCTACAGCCCCACAAGAATTACAAGAGATGGGGCAGACTATCATAAAACTATTAAGCGATGATGAGATTGCCAAAGCAACGGCAATGGCTGGGATGATGGGTGTAAGCATGATACCGTTTGGTCGAACGGCTACCGCTGGACCGAGGCGTGAGATGACACGAAGTGTTATGAAAAAATACGATCCAAACATTGTCGAGAGCCGTGCCGAAGAAATTGTTAAGGGTGCAGAGAGTAGAGGTGGTAAAGGTCCGAGGGATGTAGGTGATACTGGCAAAGACGATTACTCTCGATTGACCAAAGAGGAGATTGATCCTTTAAACTATCAGGCAACCAAAATGGACAAGCCACCATCTGAGGTTGAGGTCGAATCAGAATCAGTAGTTGAGTTAGCACCAAAGAAAACAATCAGTATCGAAGATTTGGAAGGAAAAATAGCAATTCCTTTTTATGGAGATCGTTCGAGTCTTGGTGAAAAAATTACCGCTGTAGACGACATCAAATTAGAAACACCTGTCCTCACAGAAGGCGGCAGAGACTATATGCGTGGCGATGCAGGAAAAATAGGTGAGAATAAGCGTCTTCCAAATAATCCTGAAACAAACATTTGGGCATCGGGTCAAAGTATAATCGCTCGTTTAAAAAATCGTGCTCTCGAAGAAGCGAGAGAAACAGGTAAAGAAGTCGTGGGTATTACGGGAACAATGTCACCCAGAGCTTTAGACTTTAACAATTTTACACCGGAGCTGCTTGCAGAAATGACAGCCGTGACCATTACTCGCGGTGGGATGAAGAAAAAAGATATGAAAGCCTTTGACGCTCTGATGAAAAAACAAGTTGGTGAAGATAAAGATTTCAGACCTGTAAAGGATTGGCCCGGAATAGATTCACCGGATCTTCGTGATTATATTGCTAAGGCACCGTCTAGAGTGCGGAAAAAATTTATGAGAATGATGGAGAAACAACCAGCACAGAAGGCTGGATTTCCTTCTCCGGGTAAAGCTAGGGTTGCTACTACGGATAGATCTCAACTAGATTCACCAGCCGGAATGTTTGGTGGAGCAATTGGTGAAATAGATTTAGAAGCTGATATTATTACCGATCCTCTAATACCACACTCTACATACGACACACAAATGGCTGGGAAATATTTGGGTGCTCTTGAGCGTGATGTGCCACAAAGTCAATTATTTCAAGATTTGTACAAAGAGCGTGAAGGAAAAATGGTTAGAGGCAAACTTGAATCAGAAGCAAATAAATCTACAGCGATACGCACCAAAGTACCGGGACAAGAAATAACACCGGAAATCGTAGATACAATTTCAGCGTCGATAGAAGAGATGAAAAAACGTGGCTATCAAGAGGGTGGAAGAGTTTCGGGTAGACTAGGAAACTACATTTTTGATAAACCTATCGAACAAGAATTAATGGAAATGTTTGGGGATCAAATGGAAGACGAGGCAATGCCTTATGAGCAAAGGTCTTTCTTTGACAACCTGTTTTCAAACTTTCTAGGAGCACAAGCTATTGGAGCATTAGAACTTCAATCACGAAGAGATTTGATGCCCATACAAGTTTGGGACGGTGAGAAAATTACTATCAAGGAAGTTAACAAAGATCAAATCCAAGGTTTCGCACAACTAGGTTTGGTCAAACAAATAAATGATAATCTAATTATTGATGGCTCTGCTAGTTTACAAGGCGGTGCCGGGAGAATACTTGATAACCCATTCCAAGGTGCTATAGGGGCGGGGCCAATCGAGGGTGGTATAACCTATCAAACAGATCAAGGTGATGTCCGACTTGGTGGAAGATATGATCCTAACTCTGAAGAAAAATTTGTTGGCATTCAAGGAAAGTTACGATTTGCCAAGGGTGGGGTTTACAACGCCAAAAAAGTTGACATGATGGCTGATCAGATACTGGAGGCATATGATGTCTGACGAAACAATGATGGAAGAAGAACAGCAAGGCGAAACTGTCGCTATCCCAAATGAGTTAGCAGAGGTTGAAGAAACAGAAGACGGTGGTGCTTTTGTTCGTCTTGAAGAAATGGAGTTGAGCCAAGAGCAAAGGCTTGCACATTTTGCTAATATTGTCGAAGAGGTTGACCAGAATAAACTGAACACAGCAATCATTGATCTAGTAGACAAGATTTCGAAAGACAAAGAGTCCAGAGAGAAACGCGACAAACAATACGAATTAGGTTTGCAACGTACTGGACTTGGTGATGACGCACCGGGTGGAGCACAATTCGAAGGTGCTAACCGTGTGGTACATCCAATGTTAATCCAAGCGTGCGTTGATTTTTCCGCACGATTTATGAAGGAAGCGTTTCCGTCGAACGGACCTGTCAAAAGTAAAGTCCAAGGTGAACAAACACCAGACAAGCTAGAAAAAGCCAGACGGAAGACAGACTTTATGAACTGGCAAACTACGGAACAGATGCCTGAGTTCCGTGCTGAACTTGAACAACTTAGCACCCAACTCCCATTGGGTGGTGGTCAGTACATGAAATTTATGTGGGATAGTTTGCATCGTAAACCACAATCAGAGTTTATTCCGATTGACGATGTGTATTTACCGTTTGCTGCAACAAACTTCTATACCGCAGAACGTAAGACTCACGTTCAGTATATCACCAAGATGGAATACGAAAGACGGGTAAAATCCGGCATGTATATCGATGTCGATCTTGGTTATCCAAACGAGCCAGAGTTTAGTAAGGCAACAACTGCCAACGATAAGATCGAAGGTAAGCAAGAAAGTAGCTACAACGAAGACGGTTTGAGAACTATCTTTGAAATTTATACCTTCATGGATTTCGATGATGGTTTAGAACCGTATATCTTGACGATAGACAAAACCACCAACAAAGCATTGTCGCTGTACCGTAACTGGGAAGCAGACGATGAAATGAAAAACGAGTTGGATTGGATCGTAGAGTTCCCATTTGTTCCGTGGCGTGGTGCTTATCCTATCGGTTTGACCCAGATGATTGGTGGTTTAAGTGGTGCTGCTACCGGAGCATTGAGGGCATTGATGGATAGTGCTCACATTCAGAACATACCAACAATGTTGAAGCTCAAAGGCGGTCCAAGTGGACAAACCATCAGCTTGCAACCTACCGAAATAGCAGAAATTGAAGGTGGTGCAATGGTGGATGACATTCGCAAGATTGCAATGCCTCTTCCGTTCAGTGGACCAAGCCCAACATTGTTTCAATTACTTGGATTTTTAGTAGACGCGGGCCGTGGTGTTGTTCAAACATCATTTGAAAAGCTCAGTGATACAAATCCAAATATGCCAGTTGGCACCACAATGGCCCTAATTGAACAGGGAATGGTGGTATTCAGTTCTATTCACTCACGTTTACATTCATCTATGGAGCGATGTTTCAAGATTCTACACAGAATCAATAGTGCTTACATGGTGGATGAAGATCTACAGGGCAATGAAGCTGGTCTTGAGATAGAACCAGCAGACTTTGACGGTCCAATGGACGTTATACCTGTTAGTGATCCAGCGATTTTTAGTGAAACACAGCGTTTCGCACAGATCCAAGCTATTATGGAACGTGCTCGGGTGATGCCTCAGATGTATGATGCACGCAAAGTCGAGGAAATGTTCCTTAGAGTTATGAAAGTTCCCGACTCAGAGGTGTTAATTGACCCACCGGGAACAGAAAATCTTGATCCCGTGAGTGAAAATGTGGCGGCTGCACTGGGCAGACCCGTATACGTTCTCCCAGAACAGGACCATATGGCACATATGATGACTCATTTGCCATTCCTGAAATCTCCACTGTTCGGTGCAAACCCTGCAATCATGCCAAATTTTCTCTATCCTATGGCTATTCACTTACGGGATCATCTTTTAAACTATTATTTAGTCGAAGCACACACGGCAGTGCAGCAAGCACAAGCTCAAAACTTGATTCAAAAAGAGGCATCGGACGAAGTTACCGTAATTATGCAAGTTCAACAATTTATTGAGCAACAATTAGGCAATTTTGGCAAAGATTTAGCGCAAATGACTGCCGAAGCGCAGAAATATGCCCCACAACCGCCTATGCCACAGGATAAATC